GCCTGCAGGCCCGGCCGGCCCGGTGGTGATGGTGATCGCGCCCCACGACCCCATCTGCCGCCCGTACAATAGCCCGTCATGCGGCGCGTCGGTGACCACCGAGGGCTGGATTGGAACCCAGGCCGCAGTATTGCGGGCGTAGCTCTTGCCGTCGGTCGGCGCTTCAGGGACGCCGGTTGGTGGCGGAATGGCCTCCCAGCCGCCATTGTGACGCCCATAGGTGTTGGCATCGACCGGAGCGTCGGGAATGCCGCCCGTCTGCGTGGTGACGATGCCGGAGACGACGAGATCGATCGCATCCAAATCGGCGTTGAGCTTCGCGCCCCAGACCGAAGGGCTGGCCCCCACTTCGGGCTTGATCCAACCGTAATTCTTGGTGGAACTGTCAGCCATGTCTCACCCGGTGCAGAGTTTTGAGGGCTTCCACAGCGGCCCGCCAGCCATGGATGTCGCGTTCAGGACGATGCTGGGCGCCATATCATTGTCGCCCTCGAACACGCCCGCCCGCTGTGGCCGACCCGTCAAGCCGATGCGCGGAGATAGGCTGACTGTCCCGAAACTGCCTTCCCGCTTAAGCGTGCCCGAGAAGCTTACGTTCGGCGAGAGAGACGCCGTGCCAAGATCTGGGTAACGGGTATTATTGAGATCAACGCCGCCGTAAGCACATAAGTGATCGTTATTAGGATTAGAAAATCCGCTAGAAGAACGGGCGCTGCCCCACGTATTGCCCTGACGCACCGTAATCGGACGCTTAATATATAGCAGATATTGAGATGGAACTGTAACCGTGATGTTATAATTAAATCTATTGGCGCCCATCGAACTATAAATATTAAATGAGGTCGAAAGCGGCGCGCTCCAAACAAACTGACCAGGAGTCGCGTTGGTCAAATCAACAGTCGTTTGTGCAATTATAGAAAACTCGGGATTCAATCCTGCCAAGGATTGCCAGAGCGTGAGCGTAACAACGCCGCCTGTATTGACGCCGCCGCCATTTGCCGGGGGTAAATGCGAAGGACCAGCCATAAGGCCCAACTGATTAAATACCATAGCCCCATTATTAGTCTGAGTTTCGTCGTACGCATTAGTAGTGGTAAAAAAAATAGCCGCATCATTGAGCGGTTCAATCGGAGCTGGCTGCAGAAGTATAACATTTGTGATTTCGTTCGGATTGACAGCCCCGCCGACGTCCGTAATCAAATTATACGGCAGAACAGTCCCAGGAGCGGCTTGCGGCGTCGCTAGATCGTTCATGTCAGTCCGCCGAAACCGTCAGCGTCTGAGCGTAAAATCGCGCGCTGTCGCCCTGGTTGATCGGAATCGCGAGACTCACGGCGGCGGAGCCGAGAAAACTGCCTCCCGTCGCCGCCGTCCACAGTCCGAAAAAACCGACCACCCCATAATTAGCCGTCGCCGCTGGATAGGTGATGATCGCCGTGTTCGACGCCACAGTTGGATTCGCCCCGGCGTTGGCGAACGCGATCGGCCCCTGGCGCACATAACCGCCGCCAGTGACCTCATTCGCGCCGGTATTGCCGGGATCGGCCGTGTGCAGCGATACGTAGACGTTCGTGGTGAGCGGCGTGAGAATGTCCGCTTCGCCTGTCGAAGATAGTCCAGTCATCGTTTCCGCTCCTCTAGCCAAATGACCTTCTGCGTGCGCGGTGGACGCGCGAGCCCGACGCCTTGGCGCGTTGATAGTCGGCGTTGAGCTTGTTCATCATGTCCTCAACCAATTGCTTGAGCGCGCCGGCCTTCTCCTCCTCGCCGACCGCGCGCAGGGTGGCTGGGATCATCGCGGCGTAGAGGTACAAATCGGGGTATTTGGTGTAGACCCAACTGTCCTGGGTGTCGGAGAAAACCGGGACTTCGCCGAAATAGACGATCCTATAGGTGGTGCCGTTGATGGCGTCGGGCGAGCCGCTGAAGAAGATCTGGCGGCCCTCGATCGTGTACCAGCGGGCGTTGGTGCAAGTATCCTGGAGCTTGAAGAATTCGTCGCGCGCCCGGTATTGGATCGGCCAGAAGCCGGTCGAGGTGTCGTCCGCCTCGACCTGGACGAATTCCATCTCCAGCCAATTGTCGGGCAAGGGGGCGCAGCGTGAGGCGATCAGGCCGTCGTAGAACCCGATCATTCTATCGACCCGAAGTTCAGCGTTGAACTTGGTCTCGGCCGAGCGGACGAACGAGGTGACCAGAGCGTCCGACCAGTCCTGCCTATTAGAATAATCTGCTATGCTGGCCTTCAACGTGGAGAAGTCAGTCATGGCGGCCTTCCGAGATCTCACAGGACAGCGATTCGGACGGCTGATCGTTCAGAGCTTCGCCTTCACACAAGCCACAAATGCTCGGTGGAACTGCCTCTGCGATTGCGGGAAGGTGGCAACCGTCATCGGCAACAATCTGACGCGCGGACACTCGATCAGTTGCGGGTGTCATCGCGACGAAATCATCACCCAAACACGTCATGGGCACGCGCGCTCGCGACGGGGGAAGATCACGCCCACCTATTTCACTTGGGCCAGTATGAAATGGCGGTGCCTTTACGCCCCTCACTACCAACATGTCTCTGTTTGCGATCGGTGGCAGTCGTTTGAAGCCTTCCTCGCCGACATGGGCGAACGCCCTCCCGGAACAACGCTTGACCGCTGGCCGGTCAACGACGGCAACTACGAGCCGGGCAACTGCCGCTGGGCCACCAAGAAGGAGCAAGCCAACAACCGGCGTCTCGCTAAGCGCAAGTGAGGTCATCGGAACCTCGGCAAGCCGATCTCAGGCCCGCTCCCTAGAATCGAGAGCAGGATCGAGATCAGGATCAGCACCAGAAGGATGATGACGATCGCGCGCACGATCCGGTTCATCGGCTCGGGCAGCGGAAACAGGCCAAGCAAGTAATCGCACAGCCAATACAATAGACCCAAGATGACAACATAAATAACGATGGTCAGGAGGCTCATGATCATGGCCTAATCTCCCTTCCGGTCGATGTCGTCGTTGAGCTTCTTGAGCACGCTCGCGCATGTCTGGGTCACGCCTACAGTCTTGCCGTCGGTCATGCTGACGATGCAGTGGACGTCTTCATGCATGCCTTCCTCCGCCTCGCGCAAGGCGACGATGGTGTGCGGATTGATGTCGATGATCTCTCCGCCCGGCGTCGTCAGGGTGATGAAGGCGATCACCATCACACCCACCCCGGAGAGGTGCGAAACGGCCTCCCCTCGCCGTTCCACCAACGACGCCATGCCGCCTCGTCCCACTGCTCCCGAACCGACTGCTCCCAGACGCTGACCGGGACGTAGCCGACACCCCACATGTCGGCGCGCGGGTTGTGATCGTCGCGCCGGCGCGCGGCGCCTTCGAGGATTTCCTCGAGGTCCTGCTCCGTCTTGACCGTGACCTTGCTATCGTCTTCGTCGTCCCAGATGAGGGTCCTTTTAATTCCGTCGCTATCTCTGTAAACTCGTTTCCTCTCGCTCATCAGGTTCCCCCATGCCCATTTTTGTGGATCTTGTTGGTCAGCGTTTCGGACGCCTGATTGTCGCACGCCGCAAGCAAGGCAGACATTGGATCTGCTTCTGCGATTGTGGAGCAGAAACCAGCGCGAGGACTGATCATCTCAGAAATGGACTGACAACAAGTTGTGGGTGTCTCCGAATCGAGCTTACGCGAGCTAGCAAGACGATCCATGGCCATAATCGCAAGGGCTTGAGAACTTCCACTTATCGCAGTTGGGCCAATATGTTTGATCGTTGCTATCGTCCTGACTCCGATAGTTTTCGCTACTACGGCGCACGCGGAATCAGGGTATGCGACAGATGGCGCTCGTTCGAGAACTTCCTCGCCGACATGGGCGCATCGCCTCCCAAAATGTCCATCGACCGCATCGACAACGACCGGGGATATGAACCCGGTAATTGCCGGTGGGCGACAGCTCTCGAACAGCGTCATAACAGGCGTGATCGCTGGCATAAGAGACCTGCATAGTATAGGTTAAGTACTACGCAAGTGTTAGGCCTTGATCCCGTTGAAAAGCACGTGAGCCAGCGGATTTCTCATCTCCAAACCCCACTCGACCACGATCATTCTGGTCTCGGCGTCTCCGGTTCGAGCCATGAGGTACTGGCGGAAGGCGCGGAAGAAGGCGACGGCCAGATAGTCGGGGTCGATCAAGAGCCCAGTGTCGGTGGGGATCCAGCGGCTTGGCGCGACCTTCACCCGGCCGAAGTCAGTAGCTATGACATCTATTGTACTAACTACCTCAGTCTTGCCGACGAGAACTTGAGTCGTCGATCGACCAGTAAATGTACTGATGGTTCGCTTCGGTCCCGGGGGCACAATCCACAGGGTTGGAGACGCACCGTTGGTGTAGGCCTGCTGCATCGCCGCGCCCAACATGGCCTCGGTGATCTGCACCTGAGACGCGCCGGCGACCGCGGCGAAGGCGTCGGTGGAGAGGACCGGCAGGCCGGTGGTGACGCCAGCCACGGCGGCCCCGGCGACCGAGTGCTTATCGACGGCGCGGCCGAGCCAGTGGCAGATCGCCTCGGTGGTGCGCGCGGTCGGGGTGGTGTCGTCGCCGTTGGCGCGCGCCTGGCGCGAGCACAGGATCGACTCCATGTCGCTCTTCAAGACCTTCGAAGCAAGCGCCATCTGGTGCGCCATTTCCGACGACTTGCCGGCGGCGTCGACCTCTTCCTGCGTGCCTGACACGGTGGCGTCACGCTCGGAAATCTGAGTGACATTATTGTTGCGGATGGTCGGCTGAGCCGGCGCGTTGGCGAGCTGGAAGCCTTCGACTTGGGCGTTGTTGAGATTGACCAGCGGCAGGAATTCGGTCTGCCAGTCGAAGATTCTATTCTTGACGTTCCTTCGGCGCGCGGCCGACATGACCGGGGTGTCGAAGGGGTCGATGTTGTAGATGGCGTTGGATAGATCTTCTCTATTGCCTACGGCCTCATAGGTGGTGAATGCGTTGGTTACCTTGGGCATGATGGTCCCTCATCGGAGAAAGTGCCTGAACACAAGAGCGGCGTCGTCTAGTTTGCCGGTCTTCGCCAATCTGGATTGGTCTACGTCCAGGATCCGTCGTGTCGCATTCCCTCGGGGCGTAGCGACTCCGGGTACCAACGTCTTGCCTTGACCGGGAGAGACGGGTTTCGGGATGTCTCTTCTGGCCGTCCAGTTCTGAGCCGCCTGATCGAGCACGGTGAGCATGCGCTCATCGTAGGTCGACGCCAGCTCGTGCTCGTTGAAGCCGATATGTCGGCCATACTCGCGCATGGCCTGCATTCGTTCATTGAGCTGTCTCTCGTCCTGAATTTTCGCCTTCTGGACGAATCTCGCGAATTGATCGACCGCGTATTTCTGCGATCGCTGGTCATATTGCTGCTGCTGCTCGGCGGCGGTGCGCTGGAGCTCCTGATCGATCGCCGCCCGCTTCTGGTAGATTT